AGAACGTACATAGCGGAAGTCAGTTAAGGATGACTGTAGTGTTCCTAGTATGGTAGCCACCTTCACCTTTCGCTCTAGGTCTTCAAAGCTATCTGTACTTCTAACTACTATCTCGGAAAGGTTACATACTTGTGCAGACCTCAATATTATTTCCGAACATGGGTTTGTCCCGAAGTCATGGTCTATGTCTCTTCGTCCGTGTCGTGCTGATTGTTTCTTCGCAGCAGTCCGAGAGAAGATACCACGTTCGCCAGCTTTAGATTTATATAAGCTAACCCACTCTTCCAAGAATGTTTCATAGTCTGGCTTGTCTGTGTAAACGGCACTGTTGTTAGCAAGCGCACGTTGCGTATCAGTCTCCCACCAATTACCAGACTTAGCATGACGCATCCGATCATCGCTAAGGTTAGACAAACTAATAAGCGCACTCCTACGGACACCCCCAACGACAACAATCTCTGCAATCTTACATACAATATCATGGCATTCTAAGCTAGTAAGCTTCCGTCCGCTAGAACCTTTAAAACAGGAAACAGTGAAATTAAACAAAGCAACAAGAGGATCAGCTCCAGATGAACGTCCTCCAAAAGTCTTAAGCCTCGCACCTTTTTTGCGTAGACCGCTAACATCCCACGAAGGTATCTGACCCGAATACAAAAGGCTAACCAACTCACGGAAAGCTTTAGCCCAGCCAATTTTAGAATCTTTGACAATGATTGTTGTATCTGTTTCATGAAACTCTTCTGCCACCTCTGGTAATTTGTTTACTGATTGTCGCTCTACCGAGAAGCCTACACCTGTACCACACATCAGCACATATAGGATCTCATCGAACACTCTGATATTATCTACTGCTACATATGAACAGTTAAAGCCAGCCATGTTATCTCTGTCTAGCGCCTTACCTGCTGTCATCAAACAGCGCATGGAGGGCATGACTTCTAAATTGTAAATTGATTTGTATAACATTTCACTGGTGTCATAATCTATTTGACCTCTTCCTACCCAGAAGTCTGTGTAACGTCTCACTGTCTCTGCCCAAGTTTCTCGTCTACCTTTATCATCTAACCAGCGAGCGTAGCGAGACTTGTGTATGTACTGTTGATATGAATCCATATTACCAATTAACCCCTTTAGTTCTTTCCATTAGTTCAATCATTTTGTTTAGATACCACTTAGCTTTACTGGCATCTTCGATAGGCTTGCCCTTCTCCCACAACCTAGACATGTATTTAATTACATTACCGTGGCAATAGGAGATAGCTTCATACTCACCCAAGGTATCTATGATGACATCTATAGTCTCATACTTACCTGAGTTGTAATGTGCAGGGTGTTCTACGTTGTCGTGTGTTTCTTCTGTGTCTTTAATGTGCCCAAAGTATTTACCTTTTAATACCCGTTCACGCTCTAGCGCTTGGTCACGAGCTGCATTCCAAGCAGCGGGGCTTTCATCATCTATGCTGCCCATAACTTCACCTCTTTTGTTTCAAAATTGTATTCACCGTCACGCAGTATACGTGCTAGTCGTGCATTCTCAATGGCCACTTCTTTACTAAGGCCATGCTTCTCGTAGGTCTCCACCACTGTCTGCCATGTAGCACCGTGTTGTGTTAAGACTCTATCAGCTTTAACTGCACCTACACTAGGACAACCCTTGTAGTTATCTGTTGCGTCACCCGTGAGGCTTTGCACATAAAAATGGTAGTCGGCCTCTTCCTTGTCTATCTCTATAACCTTACCATCAATCAAGTGATAAGCAGGGATAGTAAGCAAGTCCTTATCAGCAGACCAGATAACAGTGTTGTTGTTGGCGCTACCGAGAATACCAAGCAGGTCATCTGCTTCTAGCTTGTCCTCAACTTTACCGTTGTACTCATCAGCTAAATATTTTTTAGCAAAATTTAGGGTCATCGGTTTACGTGTGCCTTTACGATTAGCCTTGTAGTAAGGCGCTACATCTTTACGGTACAAGCTGTCTCCTGACAGGCAGGTAATAACTTTGTTACATCCGGCATCTTCCATGATCTGATTCATAAAAGTTACCATGTTGGCTATCACATCATTCTCATGTGCGTGTAATGTCCATAAGCCATCACCCCAATCTATAGGAGTCTCAGCGACAGTGGCTGCCTTGTATGCTACGATGTCACCATCGACCAGCAGTGTTCTATCTATCATCTTCATCCTCCTCTACTAATTGTTGTAAATCTTTTGGATCCATCTTCGACATAAGTAGTCCAAGTTTGGCCAGCCTATATTCTATGAGAGCTTCGCCTAACCATTTGATACCAAGAGCTATGGTCAAAAATGCAAAGCTACCAACGAGTGCTATATTTAGTATGTTATATTCCATCACATTGCCCTATGCTCTACTAACGACAACTTACGAGTGAACGGGTTAAACTTTATAAATTGCACCCCAAGCTTTTTTTGTAAATCTGTTCTACTAACTTGGTGCGAGTTTTTACTGACAGTCTTAACGTCAAACAAGTATACTTCACCGTCCTTAATGCCTATCATGTCCATCGCTCCAGTACTACCTGCGTTATAAAACACTTCAAAACCTTCATCCCATAACCAAGTAATAGCGTAGTGCTCTGCAATATCACCTATCCTGCTTGGGCTAGTGAGTGTCTGCCCAACTGCTTCCGACTTGGAAGTCTGAGTCGAGAGGGCATTTAAAGTCGTAGTGTAACTCTGTTTCTTTAATGGCTGCTTTAGTAATTTCACCAATCTGATCCTCAAGCCCTTTCTTAACAAGGATTTGTACTTCATCGTGAACAAACGCCACTATCGAAACTTCATCGTTAGTGTAGCCTTTACCTCTTATCATGTTCTCTACTGTTGCGTACCACTTCTTACAAATGATAGCGCCAGCCGATTGAAGTAATGTGTTCAGCGCTGCATGGGGGTGACGAATAGGTATTCTTCTACCGTCTAATCCGTTAATATACTTATCACCCTGCTGCTGTTCTAGCCTTGTGTTTAGAGCTTCTGTTAGTTTCTTTAACGCAGGAGTCTTAGCTAGAAAGCGTTTCTTAATCTGGCCTCCCTCCTTCGCACCTTTACCTATGATCTCACCTATCTTCTCATTACCAGCTCCGTATAGAAAGCCATAGATAAATGTCTTAGCTTGTGGCCTAGTTTCAAGGCCGGCAGCTTCTTGGTTGGCAGTATGTATATCACCCTCAAGTATCTCTTTGCCGTATCTGCCGCCATCATATCGGTTCATGTAATGTGCTAAACAACGTAACTCAAGTCCACTCGCATCTGCTCCAAGAAGGGAGTAACCTTCGGGGGCATGGAACAACTCACGACATTCTTTGCCAAAAGCTGCTCCTGTTGATGGGACTTGTGCCACGTTTGGGTCGCTATGAGTACAACGAGAAGTGACAGCACCCATGTGGTTGACACGCCCATGTATTTTGCCACTCTTTTCCAGTTTAAGCCACGCTTGTTTACCATTACCTAGTTGTCCTAATCTTTTGTTTAGCATTAAATACTCTGTCAGTAGACGAGCTTCGGGCATATTAATACTTGCCAGAATTTTTTCGTCTATTTTCGGGTCACCTGACGGAGTAAACTCTTTGGGCTTCCAACCCTTTTTCTGTAACCTGTCTGCTATCTGCTGTCGTGATGCAGGGTTAAATGGGATAACCTTAGTCTTGGTTTTCATCTCGACTATGGTTGGAGGTAAAGTATCTACTAACTCCGTTTCAATCTCCTGCTTACGTGCAGATAGTTCTGTGTAAAGCTTCTGTGCTTTGTCTACATCAAAAGGAAAACCTATTTCCTGCTGTTGTAGTAACAGTCTATTCATCTCATGTTCAAGACGCATAGGTTCTTCAGGGTACTTCTTACTCTGTATTAACTTATACAACTCTACGTTTAACGATACATCTTGAGCACAGTAATCGAGCATACCTTGAGAGAAAGTTTCCCAAGCATCTTCTTGCTCACCGTAGTCACCCTTCCTCTCACCTAAGCGTTGTCCCCAAGCTTTGAGAGAGTGTGAGCCTATGAGCTTGTTCTCTACTGTTCGTTTCTTTATGTCTCTTTCTTTTAAGTTAGGCCAGATTAAGCGTGACGCTACTAGAGTGTCAAAGACTTGTCCATAGTAGTCGAAGTTATATATCTTCTTTAACACGGGAAGGTCATAAGCCATGACGTTGTGTCCACCTATCTCATCGGCATCACTTAACACATCCAGAGCTACGTCTAGTTGCGTTGGGTCGTACTTCCATACACGGTTGGTGTTGGTGTCCTGAATACATATACAATGTACCTTGGTTACATCATCTAACAAACCGTCTGTTTCTATATCAAATATTAACATAATATCCTCTCGCTGGAGTGATTATTTATAAACCTTTCTACCCTGATCATCTATTTCTAGCCTTATGTCGTACTCGGACTCGGCAGCATAACAGGCGATACCGCACTCTATGTCCGGTTCTTTAGGGTATCGTCCCCTGTTAGGGTCTAAATCATGAAGGTATAAAGGTTCGCTTGTTTTAGGTTCTTTCAACACTGTGTAGCCTTTTCGTTTTTCAAAGTCAGCCATGCGTTTGAAAGCTTCAGGAAAGTCAATCCTAATTTTATTCCAATACCCCATGCCACCTTTGACACAACCAACACAGTTATTATTTCTATAACCTAGTTTATACATAACCGGCAATTCTATCCCTGCTCTTTCAATCATTGCCAAAGTTTCTTCCTTGCTTAGATTTTTTTCAATTAAAATAGGCCATATATTTACTTCATTGTTAGCATCTATAAATCTATCTAACCTATCTTGTTCCTCTATGGTGTAACCAAATACTTGAATGTCATTAGGCTCTTGAAACTTTTTCCTTACCGCCTTCTTTAAGTTTCTAGTACAAGGTGAGCCGGCAGGTGTACGCATATAATTTTTCTCGAAGACATTGTAGATAGACCCATCATAAAACTCATTCTTTAGCATTACAATTTTCTGTCCAAACCATTCTTCACAGTCTTTAAGAAATCTCATATTGTCTGGGTGTTCTTCTTTAACCTCACAATAAGCTACGGTTATGTCTTTCCCACTGCTGATAGCAAGCTTGGTAGCAACTGCTGAGGCTGCTCCGCAACTAAACCAACTTATAATTCTACTCATGTTTGCTCCCTAAAAAGGTATGTCGTCATAGTCCTCTTCAG